TTCAGACTTTGGTTCTGGAGCAGATGCTTCTTTGAACTTAGGTTTGAAGTCCATCACCGCTGGCTCGTCTTCCTCGGCGGTAGTTTTGGGTGCGTGTACACCGCCATCAAGTGCTAGGACTCGGTAAAGTTTAGTCTTTAGCTCATCGTAGGACTTGAAGTTCTTAGGATCGACGAGTTCTTGTAAGGAATGTTGAGATTTCCAGATACGCTCTAATTCTTCATCATCTTCAAGCAATGGACCAGCAGAAGAGAAATCAGAACGGTCATAGTTACGATACCCTTCTACGTTACGAATCTTCAGATTGAAGTTTGCACCACTCCAGAAGTCAAAGGGGTTGACTGGAGTTTCATCTTCAAACTGTGGATTCATTGCTTCATTTAGCTTGTCAAAAATCTTCTTACCATATTGATATAAGAATACTTTACCCTCGTTTTGTGGATTAGCAGAGTCTTTTACAATATAGACGTTTGAGAAGTATTTAAGACGACGCTTTTGCTTACGAGCAATCTCTTTGTCAGATTCGACACCAGAGTTCCAAAGAGTAGAGTTATACTCAGACACTGGATCTTGCTGACCGATAGAAGTCAGAGAGTTCTCAATATACCAGCCACCTGGTCCTTGGAAGCCATGGTCCCAAAGACGAACAAAAGGCATATCTTCGCCTTCTGGTGCTGGTAAGAAGCGAAGAACAGCATAGCCATTGCCTGCTTTATCAACTTCTGCTTTCCAGATACGGTCATCGCCGTATGATTGTTGCTGAGTATTATTGTTGCCTAGTTTCTGTAACTGAGCATTGAGTTTATCAAAAGAGTTTTTTTGAGATTTTAGTTGTGCGAACGTTGTATTCATTTGTATTTTCCTTTGTATTTGCGATTTATCCAAAATGGTTCAGTAACGTTTGTTTCATTACTGACCTATCATAATGTAGAAACGGTTTGTATTTCATACTCTTAGAGTATACACTCTCCCAGATAATTTGTAAAGCGATTTTCTTATTCCAATGCTTAAAAATATCTAGGACATCATCAAGGATGATCAGCGATTCGATTGAGAAACGTTTTGCTATAACTTCGTTTAACAATGGAGGATGCTGACCACCTATTACCTTAAAGTTAGAATCAAAGTCTTCATTCAGTTTTGATATCTCCTGTTTAAAGTGATAGGATAGTGATTGAATTTTCTTCAACCACTGCTTATATATATCGTCGCTTTCATTGGTGAGTAGGTCTCCTATCCAAATTTTTTTATCAGAGTTTACCATGTTAGCGATGATATAATTCTTATATTCGGGATGTTTTGATAACTTATAGAACTGAAACTTATCCTTTCTTATCTCAAAAGACTGAGGAGAAGCATTTACCTTGCCGTTGTACTTAAAGTAGTCATACGACGAGGTAAAATGCCTCTGTAGCGCTAGATACGTGATGTACGTATTGTACGCATCTCTTGTAGAGTATACACTCATACAGGCAGCTTCGCAGTCCTTTCCATCATGAAAAGGTCTTCTGCTTCGTCCTGTATACGAGATTTGAGATTAGGATTTTTACGAATGATATCAGCAAGTGCTTCTATTTCGATATCATTCTTTTGGGCATAGTCTATAACAGCTTCAATATAGTTCGAGTCTGAACTTCTCGCCACTTTATGGACTTGCTCCATAAAGTCATCATGCTGCAGTTTTATCATTTAGTTTTTCCTTGAGATCACTAATTCTTGTTTTGAAATAATTAACAACGACTACTTCATCGTTATAAAGAGTATCACGGTTCTGATACCTTGACTCTAGATCTATACAATGACGTTCGAAAACAGCAAGTTCTATGAGTTCGGCGGCATCAAGCATTGAAATACTCCTTAGTCTCTATGATTATTAATATAGTATTTTTTGATGGAAATGTCAAGTCTTTTTTAAAGAAATATGGTGCTGCCACACGGACTCGAACCGCGGACCTGAGGTTTACAAAACCCCTGCTCTACCAACTGAGCTATAGCAGCATAATATATTAACGATCCTTAAGAGCTTTTATCTCTTCTTCTAACTTATGTACTCTTTCGGCTAGATCGCCTACCAAAACGGATAAATCAGTGCTGTTCGAACTCGGTTCACTGATTCTCATATATTCCCAATACGGCAAACGCTTATTGTATTCGTCTATCACGTCACTCATATCAACTTAATACCAAGCGCCCAGTTCTCAGCAGCGTCTTCAACATAATGAATCGACTTGCCTGGAAAACGCTCTTCATGGAACACAGTGTCGCCTTTGAGATATTGAATACCAAAGACTTTGTTCTCTTCAAACACTTCTGCTCGAAGCATATTTGGTGCTTCTTCGTGAAAGTATGTACTAATTTGTGTTTTCATTTCCAAAGATATCCTGTCCATTATATCCATTAGCAAATCTTTTTGCCATATTATAGTTGCTAAAGGCATTTACAAATTCTATTAAAGAGTTTTGATGATGAATCCAAATCTCATAACAACCTTCTTTTTCATGTATCTTAGCGTGGTTGTCTTTCGTATTGAAAGGGAGATTTGGCATCATTTTATCCTCCGTTTAGTAGTCTGATATATTCCTCAAATAGTTCTTCATTATTTACTTGAAAGTCTGTTGGACCTGTGAATATATAGTCTTCCGAGGTTTCTGTTCCTTCGATAACAACTGTTGGTCCATACGCTGATGGCTCAAGAGTTATATTTTTTCTCTCAGGCTTAAAGTCTGCGAAATCTACATAATCGTCAGTACTGATAGGAATCAGACCATTAACGAATGTGTATGTTTTATAATTTCTACCCATATCATTTTGCTCAGTAATAAACGATTTGAATTTCATAATATCACGATTTTCGGCAGTTGTCAATGGGTTTTCCGCAATAATATTATTCATTGTGCTATCAGCAATAATTTGTACTTCATAAGCACGAAGAATTAAGAACTGTGAGTTTGGCGTGAATACACACCACTCAGGTGAGCGAATATTGTCACGACCGAGACCAGCAACACGATAATCCTCACGCTGTTTGCCGAGAGCAGCATTCATTTCAAAAAGATAACCTTTGTTGCCAACGCCTCTACTGTAACCAGAATCGCCAATGTATTGTTGAGATTTGTCAATATGAATAGCACCATAAACGCCATCACCTAACATACGACCAACAACAGAACTATCACCAGATTTAATCACTCGGAATCCATAACGCAATATCATAGAAGCAGCGATACTACCAGTGCCATGATACATTGGGTTAATAATCTCTTGGTCTGGTTGATCAGATATCCACTTTTTCTGAGCTTCAATCTGAAGAGGTATTTTTACATCAAATGCTTTGTTGAATAGAAGACCACTTGTACCATGTCTACCACTTCTTCTCGTTTGATGCATTCTTACAGTGAGTTGAAGCAACTCTTTTTTAGGCATTTTGACTTCTTCTATCTGTAAGTCGTCTATAGGTTTCACATCTTTTAGATTTGTTTCAGCATAAGCATCTAATGTATCAAGTGATTTGATATGTTTAGCTGGTACTTTTGTTTCTTCTGATACAACATTATTGTATTTTAGAATGTCACGAATACGTTTATCATTGAGTTTTTCAAATGGGCGTATTGGTTGATTTTCTGCAACAATAGCAGCACCAGCAGATAAAGCAAACTCTTTATTTGCGAGATACTGACCAGCAAGTCTTCTTTGCATCGATGGCGATAAAGTTTTATAAAGAGCATCCGCTGCTTTTCTATCTTTTGCGGTGTATTTGACAAACGCTGACTGAGCATCTGTCATAAAAGATTGATACTGTCTTGTTCGTTTAGAGATGCCGTTTGTATCCCAGCCCGCTAGACTTTTCTCTAAAAGAATAGCGGCTTTGCTTGTCATGTCTTCGACGTTTGAAGATTTAGCCACTAAGTGGTTTAGTTTACTCCAAGCATAGACATCTTTACCTCTGCCAAAGCGACCTTCATCTATTTTATTTAAGAAGCCTTGAACATACTGAGAAAATATTTTATCATCAAGTTTTGTTGAACTAGTGATAATATCCATATAATCAGAGTCGGGCATTTTTTGATTTGCTAAGAATGCTTGTTGACCTCTTTCATTGGAGACAAGTCTATCAAAAAGCGCTACTTGCTCTTCTTTTTCTAAATCTCTCAGATATGTGATAAACATTGGCTCTTGAGCAAATGTATTTACAAACTCATCGTCAGATAGTTCATCAAAATATTTTAAATCAGCGCCAGGAATTTGAAAAACATTAACTCCTGATAGATTCGAACTCATGTATTTTTTGTACAGTGCTTTATTTTCAGCGCTCATACTTGAATATGGACTAATAGGCGAAGAGCGAAGTAATGATGCTATCTGATACTTTAGCCCGACTGATAATAAAAAATTATCTTTTTTATCGTGGTCTTTTTGTGAGAAGAGAGATAATATTTCATTATGTTTTAACTTGTTAAATTCTTGATATCGACCAGCACCATACCAATCGCTTACTCTTAGAGTATATTCTACAATATCAGCGATATTCTTGCTGGCAACTTTTATTATATCTTGTTTATATTTGTCAAGAAGACCTGCTCCCTCAAGTGTTTTATATATGTCATGCAGCGTTTGACCATTTCTATTTACGGCACTTGAACCAAACGAACTT